GAGTCCAAGCAGAATTCCAAGGAGATTGAGCGTAAGCGAATCGAAGATCTCGCTTCTACTCTCCGCAAGAACTTGGTTGCTGTTGAGAATGCTCTTTCCGTGTCGATCATTGAGCGTGACAATTTCCGACTAAAGAACCAAGACAAGTTCTTCAAGTCGCTTCCCAAGCCCTATGTGATCTATTACAAATCTAGGCACTCGACTGATAACAGCGATGATAAGATCACATACAGCGAATTCCATCAGCAGTATGGCCGTTTCTGGGAAACGAAACGACTGGATTATAGTGAATCTTGCCCAGAGAAAGTCAGCAAGAAACTAGGACTTTCGAAAAAGATCGAGAAAGATGCCAAGTATTATGCCAAGACTGCTTGCGACGATTTTGCCTTCAAGATCGTGCAAAAGACTGAGCAGGAGATCAAAGAGCGTGGCACTGATGACAAGATCGTTTCGACCTCCTACGAGGGTAATGTGAATCCTTGGGATGGCGGTCAAGTGATCGTGACCACTACCAAGGGCAAGTATGTTTGGAATACCAAGGTGATCCTGAACTTCTCGAAGTACGGACTCCCCTTCAACCAGTGGCCAACTCGGTTGGCCTAGTCCTTTTTGGACTCTCTGGACTTCTTGATCTCTTTGAGAGCTTCGATCATGTTGTCCAGAGATTTGTCATCACGGCTGGACAATTCATCTGCTAAAGGATCAGTCGAAGAGGTTGCCATGGGTTGCCTTTACTGGAGCAGTACCTTTGCTCCGATCTACGTTTCCGTCGATGGAATAGCCGATGTCGGCAATCCCTTCAGAAGTTAATTTGTTCCAAGTATTCCTAGCTTTTTCGGCAGATCCCTTTACATAATCATACGGAACATAGCGTCCGTTTGGCTTGCTGAATCGCTTAGAGGCTCGATTGAGAGCCACCTTATCATCCACATCCACATGAACCAGTCCGATTTTATATCCAACCGATTTTAAAGTCCTAGCCATTTCTGCAACCTTATTAGAGTTTTTACCAGTGATGTCGATCAAAAGATTGTGATTGTCCATAACTGCCCTTGGGAATACAACTTTTTCGGATATAAGAGCCGACTCCTCATGGAACGCACCAGCATTCCAGCCTTCAAATCCCTTTGACTTACCCTTAACCGAATCTGGATCGATCTTGGTTGTCTCTTTTCCGTTTAAAATCTTTTCTGCAAATGGTCTTCCAGTGGTAGTTTTTCCGCTGGCTGGAGATCCCATAAGAATTACTGCGATTGGATTGTCGGATTTGGCTTTTGGATTAAGCTCACTTGCAATAACAGCCTCCTTCCATGCCTTATGTTCTGGGGTGGGATTTTCAAATGTATCGATAATATCTTTCTTCTGAATATATCGTTTCGGATCTCTCAATGACCAATGGGTAACAGAAGCGTCTTCAGATCCCTCTGCTTTGGCTACTTCTTTCTGTAACTTGGACATTTTTTCCATAGCCATTTTGACCTTTGGATCTGCCTTTAGCCTTTCGATCTCTGCGTCAATTTCATCGCTTGTAGTGCTTGTTTTTGATTCTTTTGTTCCCTTGGAGGATTTGCCTTTTGTCTTGTCATTGGATCCTCCACCGCTTCCTCCACCACCCGCCCATCTGCCTTTTTCATCCCTTGGCTGATCTGGATTATAAAACTCGATTTTCTCTCCGTTGTATTGGAAAACAAATGATTCGATAGCCACCGCTTCGTCGAACTGAAATCCCTCGGAACCATTATCTGGAAGTTGAATCACAATGGGTACATAAATCAACTTACTGCCATCTGCCAACTCTTTTGTTGCCACAGGGGATGGTTTGGGGCCGTTCTCGTAAACATATTTTCTAATCGAATCGACCTCGAAAATTTGCATTTTTTTGATGGCACTTGGAGATACTGCACCATCTTTAGTAAAGATTTTTGACACAGCCGCAAGACCAGTTTTGCCCATCTTTTGAGCCTTGGTTGTGGGGATATTGTCGGCAACGCTTTTAAATCCATCAGCTAGTACGCTGATAATTCCGATAAGTTGCTTACCACCAATCTTGGGTGCATTACCAGAACGCAATACGCCGTACTCCATGGCAAGATCCAAACTATCTGTGCTGTACACCTTGCCACCACCCCAAACGCCACTTTTAGAGGGTTTTAGGCCATCTTTTCGTATGTTTTTAAGCACATCTGCCGAAGTTCCGTGATAAAGAGTCGTAGCCTCTCCAGTCTGCTTGCTGGCTTCTGCTGGATTTTCCTGCGCCCATCTTGGGGTGGGTGTAGCTCCTTCAGCTATTGCGCCACCACCAGTCCACCTTCCAGAATTATCCCTCTGTTGGTTTGGATCGAAAACTCTATCGCTTGATAGCTCCTGTAATAATTACGCCCTCCCCCTCGTTGTACTCCGAGGCGAACACGATTCGGGAAAGATCGCTCATAGTTGTCGATGATTGATTTGTAGGCTTTTTTTCCTGCAATCCTTGTGTCTCCACCGATGAACTCTCCAATTCCTCTGACTGCTTCTGATTTTCCATTTATTGCTCCTAGAAATTTGGCAACATTAGCGGTCAACTGCGATCCTTGGTCTAGGATTGTTACGCTAGTCTTGGCTCTGTCGCCTACCATTGTTCTAAAACTAATTCCATTGTCTGACAATATTTTTCTGACCTCATCCATTGGTCTATCTGCTGAGATTTTATGCAGAATATCGGGGCCGTCCTTCTTCTTCTGAAAGGCGACAACTGCTTTTTGGTTTAGGCTCGCCCCCAGCTTGGATGCAGTGTATTTAAGTTGATCAAAGTCCTTCATTCCTTTTACATCGATCTTAATCGAATTCTCTGCACCATCTTCCCAGTCTCCAACGCCAGACTCAATCTTTCCATCCATGTCCTGCTTCTTGATTGCATCTTTTGCTATGCTTACGGCTCTGGCATGTTCGGGCGAATCGGTCATTTTCTTGGCCTCTTCGTAGTTCATGTTCTCCTTGATGTTCGGGGAGACAAGGATCTCGCCACCGCCACCACTACCAGTCCACTTGCCAGATGCATCTCTCTCTTGGTTTGGATCGTAGGCAAAAGTAGTTACTTCAAACAATTTCTTTCCCTCAATCTCTTCACGAATGGCAACTGCAATTGCATCTGTCAAATAATCTGCCACATCGTCCATGTCTGGATCTTTTTCGAGCGTTACGACATTACCGTTTGCCGACATGGGGCGAACCCCGACTCCCTTGCGAATTATGTTTGAGACTTGCCTACCGCCTTCAACTTTTCTGTATTCGGCTATTGCCCCTTTAACGAATCCTCTTAATGCGGATTGCCCCGCAACGATGGCTCCAACCTGTGGATTGAACAAAGACCCGACGAGAATTTTATACCTGTCTCCATGTGCGCTTCTTACTGCCTCGATAGCCCCCTTCGATCCAATGCCGATTGTTCTCGAAACTCCACGCAAGAATTGCTGGCCGTTGTCGCTGGCAAGCCAATTCTTGATTTGTGAGGCTTTAGAAGCACCATACTGCCCAGCCACCTTGGCTCCATTGGCAATAGCTGTAATGCCATCTATAGCCCCTTTTACGCTCGATTTTGCCATATCTAGGGCTGGATTTTCTTTTTGAACCTTATCTATAAGCTTGCCCTTGAACCCACCGCCACCACCACTCCATCTGCCAGATTCGTCCCTAGTCTGTGATGGATCGTAAAGCAGTGTTGCCCCTTGTTCCTTTAGGGCTAATAGATCTGCCTTTAATTGTTCGAAGTTGGTCTTGTCGGTAATCGGACCCCCAACTATCCATGCATCGCAAGTTCTCAGTGAGGCGCATTTAAAATCAAAGATTTCGCAGTAACCCAGATCGCCAGCTTGCTCAACTTCCTTTGCATCCATCCCAATCCCCTTTGTAATACATCCGATAAGCCTTGTTGTCTGGTTGAATCCAGCGCAGTTCCCGCAACGCATCGTCTTGGCTTCTTTAACCGATCCACCAAAGATCTTTGCTTTCGCCGTCCAGTATTCCTCATTCGGCTCCTTGGGATTGGCGGGGCCGTAATGTGCTACATCAATAGCCTTCTGCCGATTGGCTAGATTGGTTTTGATGTCCTGTGTTGGGAGTGGACACTTACTCTCAGCCATTATTCGCTCCGTGCTTTGTCCAATTGACCGACAATCTTTCTAGCTCTTGAAAGTCCTGCATCACCGCCCCATCCCATGTATGCTTGCCATCCTTTGCCGTGTTCGCTCCATGTCGAACCTTTCTTGTCCACCTCATGTCGTGATAGGAAGCTGTAGATTCTACGCCAAGTGCGGGGAGAAAGCTTCTTGCGTCCAATAATGTCCCTAGCCCTTGCGATTCCAACCTGTGTCATTCCACGCTGACTGGCTGGCTTTTCAGCCCTTACCCGCAAGGCAGACTTGGCGGCTTCGACCATCCCATCACTAGGATAAAGATCAATATCAGCGATACCCTGCATCTCGATTGCATCCAAAACCATTTCTGCGTCTTGTGTCGTAAATTCTTTTGAGGTGCTTGTACGCCTAGCCCTAGATGGAACATAATCGTCCTCTAGGTGCTGTTGACGAATCTTAGCTACTTCTTCTTTAGGTTGTTGGTCTGGAACCTGTGGTTGTTCCTCTGGTGCTGATGCTTGAGGAAACGCTGGCATGGATGGCTTGAAAGCCTCAGAAATAGACTCGATTGGAACATCCATTTCCTTCGAAAGATCTTTGGCGTATTTGACCTCGTAGGCTCGTTGCCGTAGTGCTTCCTCGTAGTCCTCTCCTTTAGCTCCGTACACCTCAGCGGCCGTCCGTAGCCCCGCTTTAAATTCGCTGATATTTGCTTGGCTGTCGCGGCCTACGTCTATGGTGCTATCGGAAGGGTAAATCCATTTACCTTTTGTGAAGTTTGCATTAGGTGGGATCTTGCCCCTAGAAATACCGTCTGCGATGACTAAGTTCTTGATCTTATCAAAGAAACGATCTTCTAGGATATTCTGCCAACGCTTGAAGGTGCGTGAGGCTAATGCCATCTCAAGCCGTACAGTGGGACCGCCCAACTTGGATAGATCATAGCAGAATCCGAAAGGAAGATTGAAAGCCAAGGCAATCATATGAACAATCAAATCCACATACCCTTGAAACGCCGAAGATGGACGATTGCTCTCGAACATTTTCATTTCCGATCCAGTAGGGATATAATTGACCTGTCCCTTCTGCATATTTTCAAGATTGATGCTGTTACCATACGAATCAGTCTGAGCTTGATTGAAGTAGGATGCGGGATCATCAGAAGATCCAGTAGCATTCGAAATTGTCATAATTCGGAAAGCCGCATTTTTAACTGCAAGGTTTTCCGCATCCATGGTTTCGGCGAGATCCTTGCAATAGTTAATAACAGAGGCGAGATGACTACGACCACGAACCTCATCCAGCCGTAGCGGATCGTAAATAAACAAGAAAGATGATGCTGGTACTTCCTGTGCATCCGTATAGAAGTTGCCCTGTGTTCGTCGATAGACTTTGTAGGATTCCGTGCGTCCATATTTATCGAACTTAACTCCACCAATGTATTCTTGGCTGGAAGTTGGATTATCGAACATACCGCCAATACGATCAGCCTCTACTGCTTGAATTCGAATGTCGCTATTAGGATCTACCTGATCTCCAATAGATTTTTCTCTAGTAATCACAAATCCAACATCGCCGTCACGAAGCACGGAACGAAGTGCAAGATGAGATAGAGAATGAAAATTATTCCTTCCAAAGAAGTCACACCTCTTGCACCAAGCCGACCAATAATCTTCATAAGTCTGATCTACTTGCCTGTCTCCAGTTCGAGACATGTAACGAAAATTTCCAAGGGCATACTGCGAAAACTTCAGAAGGATTGATCGGATGATTGGATTATTATCCTCAAGATCACGACCAGCTTTAATCAATTCAATACGCTCGTAGGTAGAATTGTATCCCTCACCACCAGACAATGGCCGTGATGGAAGTCTATCCCTAAGTGGATATGCACCAGCAAACCTAGTAAATTCGGTAAGCTTACACTTATCAGCAAGTCTTTTAACCCCGAATTTAGGGTTAATTGCCGTAATAGCTTTTTCGAAAAAGTTCAGACTTGCCATAAATTATTTCTTCTGGCAACTGCCCTTCTCGTATGGCTTCATTCCTGCAACTGGCTCGTATCCCTCCCAGCATCTTCCCTCTTCTTTGCCCATGTTTTCAGTTGTAGCTTTTTTTCTTGGAAGATCGATATTAAATCCAAGCTTCTCAATATACTGAAGAGCATCATCGTAATAATGGGCAACAATGTTTGTATCTTGCGTTGGAGGAATTTTTGTATTCACTTGGTAAGCCCTAGCAATACCTTCTTTTGGCTGTTTTAAAAGCTCTTCTTTTATGCGGTAGTACTCAGTTTTGTCTGCATCGCTTGAAGGATGTTCTGCTCCTGTAATCTTATGAGAAAGATCCATGAGTTGCTTGAAAAGCATGATTGCCTTGCTTGAGTCTTCCAACATTGATAGAGCTTTATCGATTAAGTTTAGTATTTTCATATTATTGAAGTGTTAATAGGTACTTTAGCCTGTTTAATTCACCTACCACTCCATCTCGAAGATTGAGCAAATCGGTGTCGGATGGCTTTACGCTCCGTGTGAATTCGCCCATTAGAAAGTCAATTGTTTGATTTGCAAGAGTAACTCCAGCCCCATCTACAAGGTTCATAAGAGAGATATTGAAGTTATTATTTGCGTAAGCTCTTCCGTATCTTCCAAAATATGTTTCAAGAAGTTCGTCGATTGAGTTGTCTAGGATCTCGTAGATTTTGCCAAAGCTGTTGTGATGGCTGTAGCTCTTAGTCTGCCAGTGATAAATTCTGAATTGATTTTGAGTATAAAGCAATTGCATTACAATTACTTCTGCATTGTTTTTAGGGGAAATCTCTGTCAAAACCTCGACTGGAGCTTTTACGACTTGAAATTCGCTTTTTAGCTTATCCACTTTTTCTATCATTTTATCAATATGATTCATATTTATCGCTATTTATATCAACTAGATTAAGTCCTGCCACCCCTTGAATAATCTGGGAAAGTGCGATTGATTCTAGCCCTCGGACCCGCCAAACGATTGATGGCCGCCGTGCATTCCATTACTGTAGTCTGTAGCTCCTGTAAATTTGCCCTTGTAAGTTGTCGTCCACCAATACTATAGGAAGCTCCAGTTTTTAGTATCGCTTCAATTGCGTTCAGAGTGTCAGTGCGAATCTGTGTAACTGTGGCTAGATCTAAGCCGTAATATACACCCTGAATAGCCATGCTTTTGTATAGCTGTCAACACCTACGCCTATATTTACGCCGTTGTTTTACTCGCTTCCATATAAACTTGTTTTCATCAAGATTGAGTGAAATAAGCATCATTTTATTGTAGAATCCATACCCAATCCCTGTAACCATCATAAAATAGCTGAATACATGGCCGATGCAATAAAACAAATAAGCTAGAATTGTATTCATTCTTTTACATCTTCAATTTGAATTTTGTCATCTTGAGGCACTGGCATACATCCAGACAGCATCGCTCCTACTAGGTTCATACATTCTGCATCCATCAAATGGTTATCCTTGCGAATTCTATGCCAGACCATTTTAGTTCTTCCAGAAAGCGGATTGTACTTTGCTCTCTTCACCTCTGCACTCAAATGGTTGTGCCAGTCTTCAGGGCAATCATCTGGTATTTCCCACTTCGACATTTTACCATTTTTTAACAAGCTCAACATATCTTTTACAGCAGGATTCGACCATCGAATCACAGGACATTTAGACTTCATCAATCCTTCTGCTTGTGCTGTTCTACCAGTGCCAGATAGCGGATCTCCCCAGTTTATTGTGCTGAATGGTCTAATCATTCTACCAGTTGGAGTGATGTGAACAAATTGATTTGAATCTGACCCAAGCAAACAAGTCCATCCCCACTTACAGGCTTGGAAGTACACTTCTCTTGTATTCGATCCACTATCGCAAAATACCATTTTGTCGCCTACGCCCCAGTCTAATTGCAAGGCTCGTAGGGCATCCCATGATTCAAGCCTTCCACACCATTCCAGCTTTGACTCGCCATTGTTTTTCCATCCACGCACGACGACCCACATGTGAAATCCTTTAGCTTCTTGAATGTCAGCAGTGATGATCCGCTTTTCGCATCCCTCGAACTTCTGCCCCATCTTGTATCCAGATCCAGATACCTTTGTCTGATTCTCTTCCTCGACCTCTACCCAAGGCTGTGCAAGCACTGAATTGACGAAATTTTGCAATCCCATGACGCTCTTCTTATCGTTTAAAAATTGTACGCATAGCTTACCAAAGGTTTCCCAAGGGGAATATATGCCTGAAAGGTGGTAAGACTTCACTTGAGGCTCTGGATTAAGGTTTGTTGGCTTCCATTTGCCCATTCTAAGCATCTTTGTCTTGTGACCATCAGTTATCCTTCCCTTGCACGAAATGCACTCATAATAGGCACTAGAACGCACTTTCTCATTATCCCACTCACCATCTGCATTCTTTGCATTCTCATCCCATTTTACTTGAGGCCAAGTAAGAACCTGTTCTTCACTACAAAAGGGACATGGCACATAGTAGTACCTCTGATCTCCCCTCTTGAAGCTTTGCCAGATATGTCCGTAATCTGTCGTTGGAGTGGATGTTTGTACCGTAAGGGATAAAGGATAAGTCTTCGTTCTAACCTCTGCCAATTGAATCGAGTTGGCTTCCTTGGATGTTGCCTCCGACATCTTATCGGTTTCGTCGCAAATCAATAATCCTACAGAGCGTGATGCAAGATTGGCTGGAGAGTTACTGCCAAAAAACCAGACCGACATTTTATCGAAATGCTGTTCCATCAGTTTGTACTTATCCAAATTTTTTGGTTTGTGCCGTGCTAATGCCTCGCAATCGTCCACCATGGGCAACCAGCGATACTCCGAGAATGATCTGGCCAAATTCTCGTTAGGCATGACCCACATCGTAGGAATAGGCTTTAAATCGAGTCTATAGGCTAATCCAGCTAGGATCGAGGTTGTCTTGGCTGTCTGTGCTCCCCAGCAAAGGATCATAGTTCGTAGTCTTTCGTCTCTAAAGTTCTCCAGTGGCTCACGAACATATGGGGTGAGGAGGGTTGAATACGGACCCGCAGTTGAAGACACTCGCTCTGAAAGGTAAAGATTGCCTTCAGCCCACTCCGTAACTGAAAGATCCCTTTTTGGAATCCAGAATGTTTGGGCAAGCAACTCTAGTTCTTGTCCAGTCATAGTCTGAAATCCTCATTGATGGAACTAACTTTAGTACCTATGGGATAAAGAATCTTCTCGTCTTCTGTCTGGCAAATTACATTTCTAGTGTATTTGAGGTACTCGAATGCCCAATTCATAAGAACATCGTCCATTCTCATATCAGTGAAAATGATGTCTCTGGATGGACGCATTTTCCATAGGAACTCAATTCCTGTCCTGCTCACATTGTATTTCTCTGGAACATCTGGAGCCACGCCAACCCAAGAACGCATTTTGAATTTTGAAAGCCTGTAGATCATGTCCAGACAGGCTTGCTGACTATTTCCGCAATACCACACAGGATAGCCTTTACCGCTTAATATCTTTGTATTTTTCTTTTCGTTGCTCGTATGTGGAGAGAAAAAGAATAAATGAGGGTAGATCGTGTTGCCTATGCAGTCTTCAGCTAGAAAGATGGCAGATTTTGCATGTCTGCTTTTTTGATCTCCACAGCAGATGATAGCCGCCTCATCTGGCCTTTCATACTTATCCGAGATTCCCATGGGTTTCGTGAATGCATGCCAAGATAATATTGGCGATTCCCTCAATCTTTTTGCTTTCCCCGATCTGCTTGACCTTCCTCATTAAATCCTTCAAATCTTTTTTTTCCACATAAAGCGGAATCATTTCCACATCGCCTGTCTCAATTTCCTCTTTCATGTCCTCAACTTCTGGTGGCGCACCAGTAAGCATTTTTTCGATCTCCTCTTTGGAGAATCCAGTCAGTTCAATGTTTAGCTCTGTTTGGTCAATCTCTTCGAGTAGGTTTTTGAGTGCTTCGTTGTCGAATTCTCCCGAAAGGTTGTTGAGTGCGAGGTTGGCGACTTTCTCCTTGTCCTCTGGTAAATCGACTGCCCACACATCGACTTCCGTGCGCCCCATAGCTTGGAAGATCTTAAACCTCTGATGCCCCCCAATGATCCTGTTTCCAGTCCGAACATTGATCGTGATGGGTTGAATGTCTCCAAGCTCTCCAAGGCTTTTCGTGAGGCGACCCAACGCCTCTGGAGTAATTTTTCTAGGATTGTAGCCAGCCCCTTGTATCTCACTAAGCTTTAGCCTCAATATCTTGGGGTACTTGTTCATTTGCAGTTAAAATGGTTTCATTTTCGTCTAAGTCAACATCTTTCATATCCCCCAGCTTGCCTCCTTTCGTTTTCTCGATTACTGCGATGATCTGCTTCACCCCATCAGCAATTGCATCTTTAGCAAGTTCTGGATCGCTTGGGTTCGCCCTTCTGCAAACACTAGCCCCCAACCCCTCCATTAGATTGCGAATGGTCATCATGTATCTGGCAAAGATGTTTCTGGCCACATCTGCATCTATCTTTGATCCCATCGCAACCTGTAAAGACTCGACCTTGATCTCTGCCTCCATCCTGCTTTTGACTGCTTCACGATGCGCCTTGACCAAGCTTGGCAATTTATGGGTTTCGTTGTTTACCTGTGCGTTGTGCAAAATCGCATACGATACCTTTTCAGTATTTCTTGCCCTAGCCAAGCATCCATAAATATCGTCCCTAGAAAGATCGCCCTTGCTTACTGGAACTGAAGTGTCCTTGGGGATAACAACCCCTTCAGAGATGCTGTTCGAGGAAAGCTTACCAGATCGCTCCCTATTATTTTCCCTCCAAGCAGTGGCGTTCTCAATCGTATCTGTTGGCATCCCTTTATTTTTAAGCTTCGAGATATAGGGCTGGGAGCATCCCCAAGCGTCTGCTATTTCCTGAAGTGTTGCCATTTCATTTTTATACTTCGAATTTATTTGCTGAGCAAGATTATTTATATTTTATGTTATAACTTAATGTTCAGTAAGTTATGTAGTTAAGAATTTCATCGGGGCTTCGCCAACC